ATTATTATATAGTTTAGATATGTTTTTCTCATCTACTCTAATCTTAATTGTAATTTCTTTTTCTATCATTTTTAATCTATTAAGTTAATATCTCTAACTACATCTACAAAATCCCAATAATCTCCTACCTCAGAATGTAGTTCCCCCTCTTCTCCAAGACCTACACAAAAAGCATTATCAGGCACATAGGTTTCATCATTTTCCCTTTCCCTCCTTAGATAGTCCTGTCTATCATTTTCCTCTACTTCTTCTAAGTATTTCATAATATCCCCACACCAATCATCTCCCTCATACCATTTTATATAATCAAAAGTATAAAATTTCATTCCATCATTTTCAGTATGTATTTTTAGATAATCAGAAGAATGGTCTTCCGTTTTAAAGTCGTGCTTTTTTAATATCTCATCAAATTTATTTGATAGTTTACCATTTTTTACTCCTATAATTACTTTACTTCTATATCCCATTTTATTTAGTTTTAGTTAATTCATTTAATCTTTCTGATAATTCTTTGTTGTCTAAAATCGCTAATTCAAATATGTTATTTCTTTGATTACAATTTATCTTTTGTATTTCTTCTATTACTCTTTCTCTATCCATTTTATTTAGTTTTAGTTAATGTAAACATTGATGGTATTTCTGTTATGTTAATATGCTTAACACAAGTCGGCTCTTCTAAACCATCACACACTGCTTGAGCAATATATTTCTCAGCACCCTCTTCACACTCAATTACCATTGTTACCTCATATACTTTTTCTTTTTCATACTTTTTCTTTTTCATATTATTTAGTTTTAGTTAGTTTTCATCTTTTTCGCCATCTCTATCCATCTCTTGTGCATTTTCCCTTTGTTGTTCTTTGTATTCATACTCCTCAATCTCATCACACAAATCCCCACACTCCCCACAACAAACTTCATCTCTATCAGCGTGTTCTCTACAATCATTACAAATATCTCCTACCCAAAATTTCGCCCCACAACAATTACTCAATTCGCCCTCAACAATATCTGAGCCACAACAATTACTTACCATATCACTGCCTATTCCATCATCAATAGGGTTGCTTAACTTGTATTCATCTATATTCATAATTAGTTATTTATAATTTCAATTAAACTTTCATCTCTTAAACTTCTCCAATTCCTCTTTTCAATATCATAGTAGGTAGTTATCCCATCTCTATTAGTTTCTTCCTTAAAACTCTTTAAATTAAGCCCAAACACTATGTTTAGCATATCTATATTTGTTGAGCCAGTAGCATACCTTGTTTCTCCATTCTTTTTCTTAAAAGAGAATTTAACTACACTTAATTTTAATCTTTTTCTTAGTTTGTTTTCCATTTTGTTTTATTTAAAAGTTAATAGTTATTGTTTTAGTTTCATAATCTACCTCTACATCTTGGGGGCAAATACAATCTCCAAACTCTAATCTATCGGTATTAGTTTCTATTTCCCACTTAATTAAATCTTTTCTACCCCCATCTTCACTATCAATAGAGTATTCTTCCACTTCATCATCATCTTCTTCTTCCCCCCACCAGTTCACTTCAAATTCAATATGAATATAAGTAGCATAAGCACTTACATTTTTAACCCCCCAACTTCTCATCTCAGTATAAAAGTCCCAATGAACAACTGCAACTGCCGATACATCATTATTTTCTTCTCTACCTTTCCACTTCTCAAATCCGTATATACTTACATCTACATTTTCTAATCTTGTTATAAATTCATTTTCTCTCATTTTGTTTGTTTTTAGTTATTGTATATTATAATGAAACGAATAATAATCCATACCACCAAATGTTTTAGGCAATTTCTTTGTTATTTATACTCATTCTAAATAACACTTCTTTAATTCTTGCCACACTATTTAAGTTCATTGTATAAGATATGTTAGAGTAATCACTATAAAAGTCATCATCTTTCTCATATACTTTTTCAAATACCTCAACTTCTTTTTCCATATCTTCCATTACATTCCTTAATACTTTTTCTTCTATTGTCATTTTATTTAGTTTTTAGTTAATTCTTGTATTCTATCCTCATCAAAATAAGTATCATCATCTCCATAATAAGATACATAAACTCCATCTTCTTGTACATTAAATTGTAGTGTATATTCTACATTCTCTATATACCCCTCTTCCCCATACTCTTTGGGTTTCACTATCTTTCCTCTTTTTGTTAAGTCAAATCTAATTGGTAATTTCATATTATTTTTTTTAATTGGTTATGTATTATTGAGTAAATTTCATCATCAGCACTTCTTTGTACTTCATTCGGTGTAGCCATAAAGTTAGGAAAGTAATCCTCTAAATCTATACTATGTTCGTGCCAAAAATAATCTCTTATATTATCCATTATTTCATTTGTAGCATTATCTATATGCTCAATCTTTTGCCCTAGTTTTCCCATTTGTTTTATTTTTAGTTATTAAATTACTGATAAACTTTTGATATGCTCAATAGTTTCTTTTAAATCCTCAACACTATCATCTCTCCTAAAATCTAACTCGCTTTCTATTAGTTCTTCTATCATTTCATCTTTGCTCATTATAGGGGTTTCGTAATCATCAAACCATTCAATATATAATTTTTGCAATTCATCTACATCAAAATAATTATAATAGTTTTCTTGCACTTGTTTCCATTCTTGTAATAAATTTTTCTTTTTCATTTTATTTAGTTTTAGTTATTAGTTTTAGTTTTTGTATCAGGGGGGAAACCACTCCCCCCCTTTACCACCCCTTTCTGAAAAATTAAACGCTTTATGTAGGTCTTACCCTATATTTATTATTATTATTGTCAGGGGTGTCTGACTCTCTATAAGTGTCCACCAATTCCATCTGCCATATACATCCATTCACTCTCCATATCATTATCAGTCCAATCATAAGTGTCCATACCATTACCAAACTCATATTTTGCCTTAGATATTTCATCATCCATAACATCTACCCAATTTTCTTCATTATCCATAAGCCACTCTTGTACATCAACATCTTTTGGCACTTCCACTTCTATCTCAGCATATTTATGATATACACTTCTTTGCATTATTTTTACTTTTATTGTTTTCAGTTCCATTTCTATTGTTTTGTTTTAATTAGTTATATAGTAATGAAACGAATAATAATTAAGACCACCAAACATATTGATAGTTAATTTATTATAAATCAGTAATTTATAATCATTCTAAATAAGGGTAAAAAGGGGGTATATAGGAACGCACACACACACACACATAAAAGGAAAGTTAGCGTACATTTGATGGGATAAACGGAAACGAAAAAAGAGGGCAGAAAGCCCCCTTTATTCTTGAGAAGATATAAAAACATAAACAAAACAAACTACAAACGAGATTGCTTAATGCAATCAAACGCATTTTATCTTATATATCTAGGAAGTTTTGGGAACTTTATACCTATAAAGGTAAAGTTAGCGTACATTTGATGATTAAAACTTATAAAGGTTTCTTCTGCCTAAGTCCATTGGCACAAAAATACCTGTGCGACCTCCATCAATAACCACTCCACACCCTAAAGTGGGCTTCTTAGGGAAGTTCTTTCCATAACTAAAAGCCATGTGGTCAACATCTATTCCACACCCAACATTTAAGCCGAATATAATATCGTTTCGGCTCGCCATATATGAAACCCCTCCAAAAGAATGTGAATGACCTACAACTGTTGATTGTCTATTTGCTTGTGCTCTGTTTCTTGCTCCTGAAATACCACTACTACCAGTTCCATGCTCATAAAGAACTCCATCTATCTCCCAGGCTAAATCCCACTTCCAACCATCTGGTGCGTTCCAAATTTCTTCGTAAGTTTTTAAGAATTTACTAGGTATTCCTGCTGTAGTTGCTTTTCTAAACGGTAAGGCTGAATGATTACCCACACAAACCTTTACATCTGGGAATGTTTCATACCACTTCTCCATAGCTTTCTGGGCCTGTTCAGATTCACTTTCTGCATTTGGCATTTCCACCATTGACTCATGGTAAGACAGGGCTGCGTTATCTACCTCGTCCCCAATATGAACTATCTCTGATACCCCAAAACGAGAAAAAACCTCATAACAGAAGTTTTTATATTCAGGGTGGCAGAAAGGCTCATGAGTGTCTCCTATTATACCTACATTATTTCCATTTCTATGAGACTGAAGCATGTCATTCTCACTTTTAGTTAAGCGTGGTCTGTATTGTTTCATTTTGTTTTTGTTTATGCAAACATACAAAAATAAAACTTAACTACAACTATTTCTTAATTTTTTCGTATGAACGACCACCAAAGTATGCTCCAATACAGGTAATCAGAACCATTTTTAACAGGTCTTTCCAGTCTTCATCAACCACAAATGATATAGTACCTGCATCAACAAACACCATTAAAACAGTTGATACAACTAAAAACATAAGCGTTAGGGGTCTTACATTTTTACTCAACCAAGAGTCTGATTTCATGTCTGACTCCCATCTTGATGTAATTTCTTTTTCTAATTCAACTTCGTAATTAGATAATAATTCTTTAATCTTTTGTTCAGCCTCAAGCTTTTCCTCTCCAGATGTATGTAAATCATCTACGATTTCACCAACACCCTTAACAAGTTCGGTAGCTCCAGCAGAAAATATTTTACTTAGTATATTCATAATTAAAGTGCTTTATTGATTATCTCCTGTACATCTTTTCTTTTTGCTTTTATCTTAAACTTTAAACACCCTTGGAATCTTTTAATTTCTTTTCCGTTATAAACAATTACAGTTGGCATGATTGTTATGTTATATTTCATTTTTACTTCTTCCAACATTTTGGCATCTGTTATCAGGATTCTAGTTACCCCACAATTCACCAACCCATCTAACCAAGGAACACTATTATCTTTATTCCATTCTGCATTAAATTCTACAACACATATTTTTTCTTTACAAAACTTTGCTTGTCCAAAAGCCCCTCCACAACATAACACTAGGAATATGACTAACATATACGATATAAAAATCTTCCAAGTATCGCTGATTTTACTCATAAAGCTTTTGTTTAATCAACTTCATGTTTTCTTTAATCTCCAGAACATCATCCTGCGTATTCATTATAGTTTGGCGAATTAGCTCATCCTTCATGTCAAACTCTATTCTAGTTATATCTGGTTTGGGCAATACTTTTGCCTCAGCAATATCTGCTTTTAATGTAAACCACATGGTAGCTAAAACAACAAGCATACCTCCCATACTTATTATGGTTTCAATAGATAGTTTAATCTTCGTTTCCTTTCCTACTTCAAGTGTCATTATTATTATTATTAAAAGACCTACACAACCTGCTCGTAAGCAGGCTGCATAATCTTATTGTGTATTATTCTTTTTTACAATTATCACCCTTGCAACATCTTGTATCTAAAAGCTGATACAAAACAACAAGTGCTATAATCCCTACAACTCCATTCCCTCCTAGAGTGCTAATTATATCCATTACATTCCCAATTACCGACATACCCATTACTGGGCTTCCAAATAAAATTTCTGCCATAACTCCAAAAGATAGCATTACTAAAAATAAGTTTGTTAATTTAGCTACAAACCCTGTTACCATGTTAAATACTTTTTCCATTTTCATTTTTTTAATTAATAATTAATTTTTCCTTCTGTTTTTCATTAGGTTGCTACATCCTTTTATAGCTGCATCTTTTATGCAGGAATAATCAGAATCTAGGTCTATGTATTCAATAGTAGCTTCGCCACCATTTTCCAAATGTTTTGCTACTCTAGGATATATTCTCTGGTAAGCCTTGCTTGACTTACCGATATATCCGTCTTTAATAATAATATTATTTTCCTGACTATCCCCTAAAAGTAAACATCCAGCACTATGGTCATCAGTATTTCCACAATGTATAAGTATGTATTCAAAATTAGGCACATCTCTCACCCATAACATTCCCTTGTGTATGTCTGGAAATCTTTTCTCATATTTTTTAGTCAATCCTCCCACCGTTCTTAATGTTAAATTAAACTTACCAGCAGGGACTCTAGTTTCTCCTCTCACCTTTAAAGCTCTTTTTTCATCCTCCAATGTATAGCATAGGAATGATAATCCTAAATCAGTTTCCTCCATAAGAATACCTGATGTGGAATCTACCTGACTACTAAATCTTAATACTTTTAATTTCATTTATTTAGTTACTACAAACATTTCTAAATCACAAACTGTAGTATGTGCTATAGCTGAAACACTGAGGTTAGTAGGCATTGTTAAAGCCTCTCTTTTACCTCCTAATTCTAGTATTGCAGTACAGTTTATA